CGTCAGGCGAATGGTTAGAGTCGGAGTTCTACTTGCCTTTAGCTAAGAAAGATCCGCAAGGTGGTGGCTCAGCGATTACCTACGCTAGACGTTATGCTTTACAAGCAATGGCTGGCATTCCTACAGCGGATGATGATGCAGAGGCTGCGATGATGCGGGGAAAGACACTGCGCCAGTCAGAGGACGAGTCACAGGAAATGTCGAAAGAGCAACTGTGTGGGTTAGCGGTGGAGCGCCATATTGATTCGTTAAACTTTATTAGGCTGCGATTATCCTCTGGCCATGATCACGACATCGCTTATGCAAAAGAAGCCTTTGGCGAAATAAACGAAGACGACCAGCGGGCTTTATGGGTAGCACCAAGCAAGTGTGAAACAGCATTTTTTACAACCGAAGAACGAAAGTTACTAAAAGGGGCATAAACAATGATTAAATTAAGCTATGAAGTACCAAAGAGAGTAGAGGAATATACAGCAACAAGGTCTCTTGATATGACCATTGACAGTGAGCAACCTGTATATGACATTATTGAAGCGTTTAGTGATTTCTTAAAAGCTAGTGGTTATATGTTTAAAGGTCGAATTGAGCTGATCTCTGAAGAAGAAGCTGAAACTGAAGATCAGATTATACTTAAACAATTGCTCGACGCTTTAAGTGCTGATGTTGAAGCCTTGAGAGCTGATACGTAATGAAGCTGTCAGACGGTATGGAGAAGCAGGTAAGACGTTTACTTGACCACACTGAGCTAACTTATACAGAGATAGCTGAGGCGGTCAAGCTGAACAGGAGGGACGTTGAGAGGTATGCAAGGCAGCACTTTGACGACGAGATGTCACTGTCTGACGACGAGCTGGCTTGCAGCAACATAACCGAAGGCTTTAAGAATTATTTAAACAGAAAGGATAGAAGATAATGAGTAGTACCGAGTATGTACGTAAGTTTAGAGCCAAGAAAAAAGAGCAGGGTCTTGCAGAGGTTAGAGGTATTTATTTGCCAAAGGAAGCCCACATCGACGTTAAGAAGTACGCCAAGAAAGTAGAGAATAGGATAAATAAAAATGGATAAAATGCAGTGCTTTGAGTTTTTTGTTGTGGTACTATTCTGTTACGCGTTATATCAACTATTTACTTTATAAAGGGAAATTAAAATGAAAGAAGAAACTTCAGTTTACGTATTTATTTGCATGGCCTTTGCTTGTGTAGGGGCATGGGTTACGCACATCATTCATTGTTTAGTTACCGCTAAATACTTATTGCTCATTGCTGGCGGGTTCTTTTTCCCTATCGGCATTATTCATGGGTTCGGTATTTGGTTTGGAGTGAATTGGTAATGGGCACTAAGGGTATTGATCAGCGCCCTTATGATCGAGAAAAGTTCAATAATAATTTTGATTCTATTTTCGGTAAGAAAGAAAAGAAAAAAGAGGAGGTTAAGAATGGAAAGTCCGATAGAAATGAAAATAATAAAGATAGAAAATGAAAACTTTTATGTTTTATCTTTAATGATTGAGGGCGCTTCAACACTTTACGAGATGGGTTCATTAAAGAACTTAATGGCTTTTCATGCCGTTATAGCTGAAGTGTCAAAAACTATTTTAGACGAAAGTTTGAAGCTTAAAGGTACTAAAAAAAAGGAGATGCACTAATGTTTCAAGAGCTTAAACAAATAAACGAAGAAGCTGATGCTCGCAGAGAAGAAGAAGAAAAGTTAAGTCAGTGTGAAAGGCTGCAAGTAGCGCTAGAAAATGGTGAGATGCTTACAAGAATGTCTTGCCTAAATGATCATGGGATTATGAATCCTACAGCAAGAATATCAGAGTTAAGAAGTATGGGCTTGCCAGTTGTTACTCGAATGGTCGGCGTTAGAAATAGATGGGACGCAAAAGTAAAGGTCGCCCAGTGGTTTTTGCCTGATCAGGACAAGCCATTAGCACCAACTAGAAAAAACCGAAGATAAGCTCGTCCTTCGCGCCGCCGCTGGTCGGTTTAGCTTATCTACCAGCACCTTAATTAACTTAAAACTACTTTCAAATTTGAGAGTTATTTTCCACCTAGACTAAAGAGAGATAATATGGAATACAACGACGATAACAAAGGCGCATTATGGCCAGCTAAAGATAGAGCTTCTGATAAGCACCCGCACTTTACTGGTAAGGCGATGGTAGGTGGTGTTGAATACTACGTGTCAGGTTGGAAGCGCGACCCAAACGGCAATCCTAAAGCGCCAAGTGTGAAGTTTAGCTTTAAAGCAGTCGATGAAGTAAAGGCTAATGCGTTCCAAGGTCAGCAACAGCAACAACCGCAGCAACAGCAGCAACCGCAACAGGCTGCACCGATTGACTTTGATGACGATATTCCATTCTAGGAAGTGTGCATGGGTATTGCATTAGGTTAAAAATCTAATGTAATACCTCCCAAAATTGGAGGATTTTATGCATTACACCGCTCAAGCGACAACAACAGCAAGTGGTAGTCAAACAAGCACAATAACCGAGTTAGGAGTTGATAACGGGGGCGTAAGCGAAAGGTTTAACCCGTGGGATATACAGACTTCAATGTTTGGTAATAAATTAAGACTGTCTGAAGTGCGAGATAATATAAACAACACCCATAGAGTAAACGCTTTTGGCACGCTGGCCATGTTTGCACTGCGAAACGGATTTGATGAAGTTGATATATGTAGGATGGCCGATAACAAAAAGAATATCTGTTACGACCTGTATGTTGGCGATTACGTCTTTAGAAAGTTAAACGAAAGGCATTACAAACGTAAAGTAAAAAAGGTGAGAAAAGGTGCGTGAATTTATAGTTATACCAGCAAAGCCCGACTCTGTAGATGATTTTCTGAGGTCTATTAGTGAGTTGATAGATAAAAAAGAAGCGTTTAAGGTTAAGGTAACAGGTATGTCGAACAGGTCATTATCGCAAAGCGCCCTACTCCACATCTGGGTTAGAGAATACGCGGCTTGGAGGTTCAAAGTGCCTCTTAAGAGTATTGAAAAGTCGGATGTAGATGACGCTAAGATAATCTTAAAGCAAGCTGCTTATAACAATGCCGACTACAGGTGGCTGTGTAAAAGAGTAACAAACCATGACACAGGTATAAGTGCCTTAGTGTTAAAAAGTACAAGTGAATACGATAAAGGGGAAATGTTTATGTTTATGGAGTTCGTACAGGCATTTGCAGCGCAGCAAGGCGTTGTTCTTGAAACTTTGGGTGAGTTCGGGAGATTAAAAGATGAAACAAACGTCTAGGCAGTGGCATGACAACTATAAAGATTTGTGCGAGATACGCTACCAACTGCACATAGCCTTTAAAACAGATATTAGAGAAGAAAACTTCAAGTCTGTACAAGAGGCTCTAAGACTTTTAGATCAGCATATCTGGACTGAATACAAATACGGAGAGCCACAAAAATACGACACTTGTGACAAGCAGCTTACCTAATAAGTCCAAAGCACGGGGACAGTCTTGCGTATATCTACGTGTACAAAAGTCTTAGCGATACCAATACCACTAAACCCTAACTCGAACGCTAGTTTCGCCAGCAAGAATCTTTGCGCCCCACTGCTAACTCTTATATCTGCGGCAATGCCTTTAGTGTGCATACCGCCAGCAGCTTTTTTAGCCTCGATAGAGTGTTTCTCACTTCGATACCCAGAAGTAATTGTAAAAGCAAAACCTGCCGCTTCACGTAGCTCGTCTAACGCATGGATAAATTCATCCTGCATATCATTCTCGCCAGTTTCTTGGCAATCAAACTCTTCTCTTTTAAAGTATTTAAACTTACCCATCTGATTTATGACTCGCACCGAAGTAAAAAGAAGTTATGGCAGATACTACACCGCCCATGTAACCCAATATTAAACTGACAATTGTGTCGCTATTAGCATCAGGTGGCTGGATAGTAACAAGGAAAATATACCCAACGAAACCCACAAGAGACACAAGCGCAACGATTCTAGGTGTCCAATCGCCTTTGTGTGCCTGTCTCGCATTTTTGACATCCTCTGCCTCCAAGGCAAATATATCTACTTCTAATTCTGCCATTTTAGTTTCAAAATCTAACTCTGCTTTCTTAACTTCAAGCAATTGTTCTGGTGAGGCGTTCTGTAAGGCTTTCTCAATGCTTTTAGTGTCGTTTCCACAACCTAAGGCAGATGCAATTGCAGACGCAGCAGCGCCTCCTAAAGGACTGCCTAAAGCAGTACCTAGAACTGGAGCTACAGCGCCGATTAAGCTCTTAATAGATTTAAAATTCATTTCTTAGGCTTCTTCATTGGTTTTTTCTTAGCTTTCTTTGGCGGTGCGCCTACTTTGCTACCGTATGTACCTTTACCTTGGGGCATAATTCTCTCCTAGACTTTCCATTAGTTCGATCATTTTAGTCATATACCAGACAGCTTTCTTGGCATCTTGTACTGGGTTTTCTTTAGTCATTAATCTACTGCCAGTATATTTAATCACATTACCGTGGCAATACTCTATAGCTCCCTCCACACCTAAAACATCAACAATATAGTCAATAGTCTCTATCTCGCCATGCGTATAGTGTGCTGGGTGATTTACTGGGTCTACATATGTCACTTTACTCTCCCTCTACTTCAAATGCCGATGATAAAATCTGGTGTTTAGCCCATTCAAGTATACCAACAGCGTCTATATCTGTTATCAGCTCTCTTTCCTGATATTCATATATCAAGTCCAATATCTTTAGATACAAATCATCTGTTGCTGAATTGTAATAATCATAGCCATCGTGGTCGGTAATATTATCAACTTCTGTCATTACAACCTCTCAGTAGATCGGCGAACCTCACCTTTTTCCTTATCTAAGACAATCAAGCACATGGATTGCCCACTTACGTACCCTTGCTCATTATGCCATGCGTCAGCACTTGGTAGTCCAGCAAAAGATTCAGTAATACAACCGCCATAAGTTTCCATAGCTGTATTCTTGGAATGTATATGACCATGATAGCAGTAGCGGTGTGTTGTCCGTCCCCACTCTTCTGGATATTTTGCGGTAAAGTATTCAGCCAGCTTATTAGGCTTTGGTGCGTGTCCATGTGACACAAGAAAAGCAGTCTTACCCCATTCAAATACCCAAGTAGGCGCAGGTGACATCTCAATCTTAACCCGCTTATTGTTGCGCCAGTATGCCTGTTGGTGCGCTTTGATTCCCATGCTTAAAACAGAATCATGGTTACCTTTAACGTGACGAACAATTACTTTCTTAAACTTCTTTAAAGCCTCTTCAGTTATAAACGACATAACCTCAAGCCCTATGAGGAATACGTGCTCTAGGCGGCCATCTGTGTCCACTCGCGTGCCTTTAGTGGTCGTGCTCTCGTAGTTATCAGCATGGTAGTAATCGCCTAGCTGATTAATAACGATAGTGTCGCAATCTGGAGCATTATTCATAAGGCGCATGAACACATCTTTGTGACGCTGCGCTGCTATGTTTACATCGTAGTTGTCGCCGCTAATATCTTTATGGGCGTACATGCCAAAGTGAGCATCGCCAATATTAACTACCGCTAATTCATCACTGCGCTTACTTTTAGTTGGTGTCGGTACGAATGGTGAGCGTTTTTCGTGGTCTTTAATGAAGTTTTTAAGCGCAGTCTCAACAGCTTCTAGCTGGTCTTCTTTCTCTAGGTCAGTCTTAACCCATTGGACCTTAACTTGTCCGTCATCGCCGTAGAGGGTAGAGGTTCCCTTAACATTGTAATTGCTAGGGCAGATTCTAGTCATATCGCTGTCAGGGGCATACCCTTTTGCAGCGGCTTTCTTTCTTACAGCTCTTTTAAATGATTGTGCGGTAGCGCGAGAAACGCCCATTAACTTAGCCACCTGATGCTCTGAGTGACCTTCTATATATAATTTAACGGCGGTTAGTTGCTTCTCAGTAGAGCAAAATTCTAAATGATTCTCGTCCATTGTGTAACTCCCTTTATTTTACCATTTAACCTTATCAGCCCAGTATGCGCCTGACATCTTACCCTTGTCTATATTCTTCTTATGTCTAGCTTTAAAGGATGCGCGTTTAGCCTTATCAGCATCGCTCTCACCCTTTCTTGGCGGTTTAGTATCTGCACCTTGCTGGCCAAAACGTATTAGCTTAACCTTGTCGCCCTCTTTAGCGAGAACAACATGGCTTTTAGTGCCATGCTTAGGTGTACGCTTAGGCTTATTGAAGCCCTCTAAGTTATTCTTTTCTAGTCGTGGGTCTTTCTTAGCCATGCGATCACCCTAGTGGATTTTGATTGCTTTTTTCAACCTGATAACTAATCCTTTCCATTTTGCTTTCCAGATTGCTAATTCTGCTTTTATTGACGCGAACGCCGCTTTGAATTTCACTTGTATCCGTTTCTTTGATTCCACTAATCTTTGTTTCAACATTTTTAATATTCCCCTG